GACGGTCACTGGGTGCCAGGGGGAAACCCCGAAGCCGTGATGGTTGACTGGGTAGAGGACGCCCTGGCCATCTGTTACCAGGGGGGCATTCCCCTTTTCCCACCGTTGGCCCCGTGCGGTCACCACAAGGAAAGCGGGAGCATTCCCTGGCACTCTCGAGCTATCGCCTGGCTCAAACAGAACCGGTTCACGGAGATGGGCCTGCTCATCAACGAGGGTTTGGGTTTGGCCGTGCACGACTACGCACTGAACCACTGGTACCGGGACGAGAAGGGGGTTTGGCATTTTGAGTACCCCAATGACCCCATCGCCCAGGCCAGGGAACCAGGTGTTACCGTGATGGACTATGACAATGGCGTTACCGGTTGGCGTGCCCTGGACAACCTGTTCTCAAAAACGTTCGGCGTTCACGTGCCCATTCTCGCCACCGAGGGGGGTATACCACCGAAGAAGGACTGGTACCAGGAGGACGCCGGATACCCTGGTTACGGTGACAAGGAACAGGCCGAGGGTACCGTGGCGATGTACAACTGGGTCGAACTACAGACGCCACCCTGGTACTTCTGTCTCGCGTCCTGGCTCCTGTGCGACCGGGCCGCCGGGGGCAAGGGAGACTGGGAGGAAAACGCCTGGGTACAGAAGGACAGAACCCTGCCCGTGGTTGAGGCGATGAAAGTTGCGCCACCTGCTCCACCCGCACAGGGGCAACCAACCGTACCGGTTGAAACTCCCGATGCTATCTCCAGGGGGGTACGACTTCGCTCCTGGGAGAGCCGGGGAGTACAGTTCAACCCAGGTGCTGCCCTGTACAAGAAAGCACAGACCGAGAACCTGGGGGCGCCCCTGGGGCCGGAGAAGGAAGCAAAGCTCAGTGGCTCAGGAAAGACCATACTTTGGCAGGAGTACGCCCTGGGCATTGTCTGGTGCTTCTACGGGGACTGGGAAAATGTGGAGGTTGTCAAGTGGTAAGGGCAATTGAGGCCGAGCCGTTTTCTGTGGTAGAATGGGGAACCGACAAAGTCCTGAGCCGCCACGCCCATTTTAACGACGCGACCAAAACCGCAAGGGCTTTGGGACACAATGGGTTCAAAAGCGGCAAGTGGTTCGAACCGGTTGCTTGTGTTACGAACGTGTTGGGGGAGTGCGTCTATAACCCCAAGTTTATAGCCGACTGATTTTGTTCCCCGTGTGCGCCTGGCACCTGCCGGACGCACCAGGGGGGCCGAATCCTCTTCGCCCCTGCGGGCTGGTAACCCGCGTCTTTCCCCCAGGAGTGGGGAGCTTGTCCCTCCCCACTCCACCCCACTTGTAACCAAACTGTAACCAAATGTCTACTATTTTTGCACCAAAACCCCTTGACAAAACCCCGTATAGATGGTACACTCGGTCATACTTGAGCGGGGGGAAAGACAATGAAGTTCACCACGGCGGTAGCAAAGATGGAGAAGCAGGGGTTCCAGGTACACTTTCCGCACAGTGGCCGCGCTTGTGGCAAGAAGGGTTATGCCATTCTGGACGTGTACCGGAACGGCACCGATGACAAAGTGGCAACCATCGTGGGACTGAACAGCAACCAACTGAGCAGTGGCCCCCACGACGACTATAACTGGGGGGCGAGCTTCAAGACGATGGCCCAGGCGCTTCGTTGGGCCAACGGATTTCGTGGTTAAGGGGGAGACAAAATGACAAACCAGGTAAAGGTAACAGGCCCGGAGAAGGTAAGCGTTGTGGAGTGCAGGTGTTTTGAGCCGGTTGCCCGTATTATGACCCCGCACCAGGAGTGGGCCGTTACGATAGTCAAGGATGGCGTTGTGGACGAGGTTCGTTACTACCCCAACCCAGTCGCCGCCCGGAGTGTGGGCAGGAGCCTTGCCCGATGGACACAGGCCGAGTTCGTTGACGAGGCCAGGTCATAATGGACAACCTGCTAAGACAAGCCCTGAACGTGATGGTTGGCCGTGACCCCGACCGTGTTCGTACCCTGAACGGCATTGGGTTCAACGCCTACGATAGCGACTTTGGTCACAAAATGGCCGACTGCTCCACCTGGTCACCACGCCAAGCACTTGCTGTCTGGAAGCTCCTGGCGAAGTACCGTGCTCAGTTGGCCAGTGCTGGCATTGACTACGCCGCCATTCCACAGCCCACCATTCCCGACGACGCAAACAACTGCCGCCTCACCTGGGACGATGGTACCGTGCTCCTGTCCTGTCCGTATAGTGCCACACTGGTAGCCGCGATTCGTGAGCTTCCCCGGCAGGGTCGCAAGTGGAACGCCACCGCCAAGGTTTGGGAGATTGTACCCGACGCCGAGAACGTGCCCCCACTACTGGCCCTGGCCGAGCGGTTCGCTTTTGCCGTAAGCCCCCAGGCCCGAGAAGGGATGGAGCAGGCCCGGGAAACCAAAGCGGCCCAACAGGAACTGAGCCAGGCCGCCGAACCTTCCCTGAGCATTCCCCAGGTACCGGCAACACAACTGGGGGGAACCCTTCGTCCGTTTCAGACCGCGGGGGTTCAATACTGTTTACAGGCTCAACGCACCTTCATTTGTGACGAGATGGGTCTTGGCAAGACCGTGGAGGCCCTGGCAACCCTGGCCGCTGCCGACGCTTTCCCGGCCATCATTATTTGCCCCGCCTCGTTGAAGCTCAACTGGGAACGTGAGGCCCGGAAGTGGTTACCAGGTAAGACCGTGGCCGTGTGGAACGGGGGAGTGAACCGCCTGGCAGACGTGATAGTGGTCAACTACGACATTCTTTCCAAGATGGTGACCGTCAAGGATGGGAAGGTAACGCGCCGCTCCGACCTGGAGCCAAAAGCCGTTGTGCTCGACGAGAGCCACTATGCCAAGAACTACAAAGCCCAACGAACCGCCTTTTGTAAAGCTATTGCCCACAAAGTCCCCATTCGGTTGGCCCTCACCGGCACACCTGTACTCAACCGCCCCCACGAACTCATAAGCCAGCTACAGATACTGGGGCGCCTGGATGACCTGGGAGGGTTTTGGGGGTTTGCCAAGCGGTACTGTGACGCCAAGCAAGGCTCCTGGGGATGGGACTTTTCGGGCGCCGCCAACCTGGCCGAACTGAACGACAAGCTCCGCTCCACCTGTTACGTCCGCAGAACCAAGGCCGAGGTACTGACAGAACTGCCAGCCAAGCAAAGAACCAACCTGTCCGTACCGATTGACAACCGCGAGGAGTATGAGCGGGCCGTGTCCGCCTTCCTGGAATGGCTCCAGGACAACGTAACCGCCCTCACAGGTAGCGCCAAAGAGGGGGCCATGGCCGCCGCTTCCGCCGCCAGGGCCGAACAGCTTGTCAAGATTGAGAGCCTGAAGCAACTGTGTGCTCGCGGGAAACTGGCCGCCGCCCTGGACTGGATTGGTTCCTTCCTGGAAACCGAGCAGAAACTGGTCGTGTTCGCTACTCACCAGGAAATCGTCCACCGAGTGGCCGCCCACTTTGGCGTCACGCCCATTACAGGTGAGACACCCCTGGCCGCCCGCCAGAAGGCCGTAGACGCCTTCCAGAACGACCCCGCCAGCCGCCTCATCGTCATGAACACCAAGGTAGGGGGCCTGGGCCTTACGCTCACCGCCGCCTCCAATGTCGCCTTCCTGGAACTTGGGTGGAACCCCGCCGAGCACGACCAGGCTGAAGACCGTTGCCACCGCATCGGCCAGCAGAACGCCGTGAACGCCTGGTACCTTCTGGCCAGTGGCACCATAGACGACGACATTTACCGCCTGATTGAGCAGAAGCGTGTCGTGGTCAACGCCTCCACGGAAGGGGGCCAGTACGCCGACGTCGAGATGATGAACCAGCTAGTCCAGGCCCTGGCCGCGCCAAAATTGTAACCCATTTGTAACCAAAAAGTTACCCAAAACCCCTTGACAAAATGGGCCAGGGGCGCTATAATAGGCCAGGATAAGGAAAAGGGGAGACAAATGAGCGCCACAACCAAGCCCGCCACATACTACGAAAGAAAGGCCCGAATCTATCGGGCGGAGGCCAGCTCTTTTTCGCCGTCAACGACGTCAAGCACAGCTCTCCGCTCAAGCCCATCGAGCGAGCCAGGGAGATGCAGCGGGCCTGCAATGCCGCCACGGTGCAGTTCAGCGCGTCGTTGGCGCTCGACTTGGCCGCGCCGGCCAGGCCCCTGGGCGAGGAACCGGTGCGCAACGCGAAAGTCAAGGCCGCTGGCACGGTGTCGGTAGAGGCCGAGTTCGGCGAGGAGGAGACCAGTGGTGCCAGCTAGCCCAACCAGGCAGGCGCCTTTTGCCCTGCGCGTTGTTGACCGCAAGGGTGGCACGGCAGCGGTGATCTACCGCCGCCAGGCCAACAACGCCGGCCGAGACCGACTGCGACGTGTGGCCGCGCTGAGCCCCTTGTGCTTTGGGGCGGCGGCGATGATGTTGCGCCAGGCCGTGCTGGCCGGACGAAACGAAGCTGAGGCTGGCCAGAGGAGCGAGGACGTGCTTTCGCGGGGGGCCTTCCACCCGTTGGATGCCGACTGGGGGGCACGGGTGGCCTGCTACGGGCTGCTCGCCGCTGGCCTGCGCGATGGCGAGCGCTTGCTGCTGGCGGCCAAGCACATCCGCCACACCCCGGGCGACCAGGCAGCCTGGTGGCTAGGGCTGCTGGGTCAGGTCGATAACACACGCGCGCTGCGCGCGTTCCGCATCCTGATGGAGGCAGTGCGATGAACCCAAAACGACGCGTACTGATTGAAGACTGGCTGCCAGCCCAGGCCATCGGCGTAGAGTGTATGCGCGAGAACAGCACCGGCCTGCATCCGCCGCCAAACCGCCTGCACGTGTGGTGGGCCCGGCGGCCGCTGCTACGGCTGACCCTGTCGACCAACTCTTTGGACCGCGCCGGCGACCTCATCGACATCGCGCAGCCGTTTGGGGCGCGGGCCCTATGGCTGAGCGTCAATGTCTCGGGAGAGTTGTCGGGCGAAGGCCCGCAAGTTGTTCGCCCGCGGGAACGCCGACAAGGGCGTGAGGGCGCAGTTCCAGTCCAGCGCCAACACAGTTACCGCCCTTGACCTTCGGTTCAGATACTAGGAAATGGGGAGGGACAAGATGAGCGAGAAGAAACTGGCCCGCCGAGTTCTGCGAAGGGTGTCGGGCCAGGGCCGCCGAGTTGGCCAGGCTGGAGCGCCGCATACTTTCAGGTGGAGGGAAGGAATGAGTGAGACAGTAGCCGTTCGGATGAGTGTCCGCCAGGACGACAGGGTTGAGTGCTTCGTCATGGGCCTGAGCGAGGCGGGGGACTACACCTTCCGTGAGCGGTTCGCGGACATTGGTGAAGCCGCCACTTTCGCCGTCAAGAAGGCCCTGGAACACAAAGTCGAACTGCGTGTCTACGAGGTAAGGGGGAAGAAATGACATACCCATACGACGCCGAAGCGCCCGAACACGTTCGCCGCCTTTGCGGGGGCGACTGTGACTTGTGTACCGTCAAGCATTGTGACTGTGTCACGGAAGAAGAGGAAGAGGAAGAACCCGACAATGAACTGGCGACAGGGGCCGCCATCGAGAAGCTAGAGCGCCTGTACCGCTCCCAGGTTACCGAGGAGGAATGGGCCGCCCGCCTGGCCGCCTTCGACGCCCAAGCCCCCGCCCGCGAGGAGCTTCTAGACTGCGTAGGGGGCGAGGAATGCTAA